GTGAGTAGTTCGTTTTTCCTGACTGCACACTTGAAGTTAAGCTCTAATAAAAACCTCCTGCCTGATGGCCGGAGTAAAAAATTTTAGAACTATATTTAACTCCGGGAGTGCAGGCAACGATATGGTGGCTCTAAACCATACCGCGTCGTGGGCTTTCACGACCTCTCGATTCGTTTTTAGTATTGACAAGATACTAGTGTCGAATTACACACATCTTCCGGTTCTATCCGGACCTGACGGTTTCTCATTTAAGAGAGATGACCGACAAACAATCTATTAAGCAATATTGGAATCCATGAATAATCGTGGAGGTCCAATATAAAAGAAAAGGTTAAAATCCTCTCCTGTTGCCACATGAATCTTAGCCCACGCATCATCGCGTGCGGCTGTGGCGTAGTCACCCGTTAAAAGAACACGTTGATTATCAGAATTATCTGGTCCAATAGTAGTTGGGACATAAGCTGATCTAGTTGGCGAAAAACGATTATTGTTATAGTAAGGAACTTCTACACTCAACGTCGGTTGTACACCTGACGCCTCAAATGCCTTACCATCATGACCATGATCGTAATCATAGTAAGCTTGAACAACATCTTTAGTGCTACTGGTCAAAAATTGTGAACCATAATCCTCATATGTTGATGCAATATGCTCTAGTGTTGCACACACATTAGATACACCATTTGTACCATTCAAATTATCTGCCGCAAGATCTACGAACAATCTGAGAGAACCTCTCCACCCTACATATCCAATAGAGATATAATTTAGTAATGTCACTAAACCGGACTGACGCGTGTCCAAATCACCATCAGTAAAAGTAAATCTACCAGGTGTCGCATATTTCTGTGGATAAGGTGGAAAAGCAAAAATCCTATACCACCAGTGGTATACACCAACTGGCGAATTAGGAAATCGCAAAAATCTACTGAGATTATATCTTTTAAGCAGAGAACGATAAGAGCGTATACTTTCACCAAAATATACTAAATTAGATGGGTCACTAAGCTGAGAAGTTCCTGCATGTTGATCTATGATCACTCCACCTGTTGGTTTCAACTCATGCATGACTTCTTCGGCTTGTGATGACAAATTTAGCTCCAAAGCTTGAGGTTTCAATTTGTTATTCAGCGAATTAACAGTCATCTGTTTTAAGTACTCAGATGTTGGAACAGCTAATTCAAAATCATCACCGGCGCTTACAAACACTTTAACTTCTACATTTGCAGTAACATCAGGATGAGCCAGTTCATTGACAACATACATTGACAAACTACCATTACCATAAGGAACAGTGGTCGAATTGTATGTACTATGAACTATAGCAGCATCGGGAGGTGCCACTTCTCTATATGTAGTAGTTTGTCCCCAGCCAACAGTTATGGTGAAATCACGAGTTTCCGCAATATCAATTATAGTACTATAAGCTCCATTGTATGATGAAGTACTCAAATAACCCACAGGATCATACACAATCCTAACACGACCTCTATGATATTTACTAGCTACAACCTGAAATCTATATTTCAAGGAGCCACGCCAATATTTAAAGGGTAAAGCTGCAAATGCTACTGCAGGTAAATAATAAGCAGTTTGAGTTTCAACATTAGTTACATTGGTACCAGGATCTACAACTCTTGTCCACAATCCATCTTCTGGGTTATTATTTGTAGACCACAAAAAAGAACCTACATAAGATTCTTTTTGAGCTATATAATTGATACCCATCTCATCAACGTCATCCAATCCAGCTATCCTGGGGTCAATTGTCAATTCTTGCTTTACATCTACAGAAAGTTTAGCTGCATCATCTTTAGTATTGGTCACTGCTAAATCCATTTTTGTCTTAGGTTTATATGGTCTCGTTTCAATTTCTACTGGGCGTGAATAACCAAATAGTGTCGCCATTGCACCTATACCTCTCGCACCTATTTCTGTCGCTCTAGCAAAAGGACCTATAGTTGGTACACTTTTCAAAGAATTAGCAAGTGTAGCAACTGCTCCAGCGATATAAGACACAGGACGCGCAGAATATTCATCAGCTTGTGCTGATAATGTTGCAGCATCATATTCAGTTGGAATAGCAAACTTAAGATCTTCAGCCCATGCAAAAATTTGTATGGTAACAGGGTCTGTAGTACTAGAAGCCGCTAGCAAAGTTGAAAATTCTGACAATGTTAAGCGACCCATTTCAGACCATTCTGCAGTGACAATATCTAAGGCATCCTTGGTGTAAAAGAAGGGCAAAATCATTTCTCCTCCTTGACTTTCCACCGGATCCAACATGATGTGAGGACGTTGAGTGACTAAAACATAATCTGCATCCAAATAAGGGTTCCTAATTGAAGTAATATCATCTAAAGTAGGTAAGGGCAAATAATCTAACATTGCTCTCCCATAGTGGAAAGGCGTTCCACTAATTATTGCTTTAATGTGCAATTTACAGCGCATCAAACGATAATTATTAAGACGATTAATTACTTTTGGGTCATTGAAAAACAACGACCAGGGATCAATTGTTGCTTGTGTCATGGGCACACCAGGTGTCCAATCAGTCGTATGGATACGCACAGGTCTCTTGAAATAATCCTCTAACCTTGCATCCTGAATGAAAGCATGATCCCTAACAGAATCAAATGATCCTTTTTGTTCATGTGTAAACCCAGGGTGAGTATCAACAAATTTAACTGTTTCAACTTGTTGGGTTTTCTCGGCCATAGTAATATTGGTCGAGTCTTGATGAGTTGTTTGCACTTCATCGGCCTGAGCACTAAGACGTTCAGATTTGTCTTCCCTAATATATACAATGCGCTTATTACCACCATTAACATATTCTTGAAAAAGTGCGAAACCCACATAAAGAACTGCCGAAGCAGCTATTCCCCAGACACCATATTTTTCGGTGTCACACGCACAAAAAGCTACGTGTTGTAAATCATCCGCGGTATCCTCCGCTTGTGAGTTTAACGGCTCACCACCGTACAAAAGTGTTTCCAATTGACTTCGTGGGGAAACTAACCACCTTTTTATGTACAAAGGACTTTTCAGTATTGGGTTTTAGCGTAACACCCAGACTCTGCAGTCATAAAGCAGAATTCTGCTTGAGCTTGGATCCCATTAACGCTATAGGATGATCCATTGGGACGATATTTTGACAACCAGTGTTGCACGCGCTCATCCCAAGACGCAGTAACAGAAGGCACTACAAGATCTACTTCTTTACAAACAAGTTTCATTTTATCTTGAAAATCCAAGAATTCTTCCTTACCATGTGCGAACATTTCATGCATGGCTCCATCAATACAACTAATGGCCACTTCGCGTTTGGTAGCATTCTTGGAACGCAAATTAACGTGCAAACTCTTGAAGATAGAATCTTTGCATAGCCTTCCAATAGAACGATCTATATCTGGAATATAGTTTGACGTTCTCTTGAGGAAATCAGCTTCCTCAAAAGGAAGATAATCCATTTCTTCCTCCGTTTTTGTAGGCGGAGTCACTTTAAGACCAAACTCTGCCAAAAACTTCTTTATAAACCTAAAAGTAAACTTTCCATATTTTGGAGCTACAGAACCAATCAAATCATCTCCATAGGTGATGATGGCCACGCAAGCTCGAAAATTCCGCTCATCTGTATAACATGTGAAAAATGCCATACGAATATATAATGAGTTGGCACACCCATTAACGTTCACAGTTAGGTTATTCCCTGATGTATTCATTGACATTGCCAAAAGTAAAGTACCATTAAAATCAATCAATGGATTGGTTATATCATTTAACATCATCCTCATGATAAAAAGGGTATCTTTATCATATCCTGCCACCTCAGCTAAATCAAGAAAAGATCTCCACACAGCTGTTGTAACCTGACAATTCATCCGAACATCAAATTTTGAATGATCAAGTGCTAACAACATTTCTTTGTTATAACTTGTAGCAGCATCAATGAGTTCTTGCCATTGGTTTCCAAAAGCATTTATCCCTACTGCCGACTCTGCTAAAACAGGGTGAAATTGTAAGAAGCGTGCGATTGGAAGAAAGTAAGTGCGAATCCAAATACTCATGGCCACACAAGATGCTTGGAAAACGCGAACTTTCTCAGAAGACAATTCTGTCGGTTCATCTTTTAATGTTGCTGAAGTGACAGGATAGCCTCGTTCACCTCGTGACCATGCACTATGTAATCTGTCTAGTTCTTTGGTAACGTCTTCATGTGGTATTCTATCAATAAGCTTTTCACCTTCTCGAATTTCTTCAAACCACCTCTTCTTTGGTCCAAAAATAGGAAAACCCATACTTGTTTCCATTGGCAAGGCATCCAAGAATCTCTTTCCATCAATCCCTAGAATGGATTCCTTTAGAGTGAGTGGTCGTACCTCATCTATTTCTACAAATTTTTCCATAGCTTCCTTCAGCGGTTCAACCCAATCTCTTCTTGCCCTTTCTAAGAGTATTGGCGGAAACATATCTCCTGGATTAATGATGTGTTCCAAATTTGCATTATACGCTGCCCAATTAGGCTCCATTTTAGGAGGTCCCCATTTATTAGGCACACCAAAATATTTGGTTACGTTTTCACTCAGAATAGATTGTTCCACTTCACTCCGCTGTTTGGTTCTAAGCCTTGTACTTCCCAAAATTATCGCACTATCTTCAGGTTTCAATTTTGCAGCCATAGATTTTGGATGTGGTCTGTCTGATACTAATAATGGTCTACCATACTGTTCTGTTGGAATTGCTACTGCTTGTGAAGACAATAACACACTAGGCTGTTGTTCCAAAGCTTTCAGAAGAATAGTATACTCACTATGTGTGAGAGTTTGCATTGAACCCTCAGAATCACTTCCTGCTATATGAAAACCAACTATTGAAGGTTTCTTTACGTCTGCCAAAAGCAGACCCATGCAAGTACCAGGTTTAGCTATAGAAGTTTGATATCTACCGCCCCAAAACACGCCTTCCCAATCGGCATGTTGTTGATTTTTATATGTAACATAAACACGTTCACTTTCAACATCATTTCGCGTTTTACACACAAAGTGACAATATCCAGAACCTTTGGGTTTGTCATTTACTAACCAATCTGTTCTATCAATATAGTCGGGACATTTGGGGGTCCATAGCATAACCAAATCATGTTGCTTGGAGACCACACTCGTACTAGAATCACAGCGAAACTCGTGAATTCCTCCAGCTTCAGAATCATGGCGGAAAACTCTAACTTTTATATCCATATTTGGAGTTTCTCTAGTAATTTTACTACCCTTGAAATATACATGATAAGGAATCATTGCAACATTCTTTCGTGGGAAGAATATATTTGTTGCAGCCTTCCTGCCATCACCAAATGTAAATTCAGCGAAAAATAGATTATTCTTCTTAAAGGCTTTTACCATGTCATCTGACATAACACCTGTTGTATCACCTTGGCACTCGCCTTCGTTGTTGTAAATTTGAAAAGAGAACCGAACCAACTTTCTGTTTTTGAAATACTATCAACAGACAAACTGGAATTAGCTTCTAAGTTTTTCACTCTATTCCTATTCCACATCATCAAAAATTTAACCATCACTCCTGTAGCTACTACAGCAAGTGTTCCTTTCACAGCGTTGCTTTCCATCCATTCCTTAGCATAGGAAGGTACAACATCTCTTCGTTTTTGATATTCCTCCTTGATCACTCGAATACGCGCTCGATAGTGGGACCATAACACATAATTCATTACCATTTGTATACCAGCTATGACTAAACTAGTTTTCTTCTTCTTTGACGCAAAAGCAGCTATCATAGCTAACGGACAAGCCACATTGACTGCTTTCAAATGTTTTTTAACACTGTATAAAGCTGCTGATCTCTGCCAAAAATCAACTGATCTTTGAAAGATTTTTGTCTGAAATAACCACTCAGGTGTTACTGCAACCATTAACGGTGTTACTTCATCTCGA